GTATCTGTCATCCTTCGAGATCTTCACGATGTAGGCGAGCATCGACTGAAGCGTGGAATCGAAAGCCTCGAAACTGTGAGTCTCGACCTTCCATTCGCCGTCGTACTCGGTAGTGCTGGCCTCGACACTCCCGGGAATCCAGGGAACGTCCTTGATACCGAACAGATTGTTCCCGACCATATGCCTCCCCCAGCCTGTCTCGAGCGCGGCCTGCACGAGAAGAATGATCGGAGGAAAGTCACAGGCCAGCCCGACGAGAATAGCGTCGCTGCGGTACTTCTCGATGAAGTCGAGTTTTATGCCCATTGGAGTATCAACCTCCATTGTTGAAACTTGAGCTGCTAGGAAAGTTATGAGCAGAACTACGAAAAAACTTCATTTGAACAACCCGCTTAACCATTTTGCAACGAGCTCAAATCCGAAAGTGGAGCTGACTACGGCAAAGATTATTTTCATCAGCAGTCTACCGTTTCTCGCATCTATGGCCTTTTCTACCTTTTCTTCAACTGGGCCGTTATGCAAGTCATCCGAGAGTTTGTCTATCTTATTGCCGAGCTTGTCTACATCCTTTTGAACATCATCCATTTTTGTCAACAGAACAGTTGTATCGGTTTTCATTCGCTCAATATCGTGTGCATATTTGCATTCATCGGCCATGTCTATCACCAGTCCCGTTCAAGTGGTTTATAACTGAGAAACTCTGCTATGATATGTGTGCGGTTTTCTTTTCGCTGAGCCTCCACAATCCAGCCTCCAATAGCTGGGTGGAGGTTCTTTCGTATCAAGTACGGCGACTGCGCCTCGAAGCAACCTGGCTGGAAACACTCGACACCGCGGATGGTCACGTATTCCTTTTGGTGGAAGTGGCCCATCACCACGAAGTCGGGGAGGTTCTCGGCTGTGAAAGACTCCACGAGTTTCTGAAGTTTGTAACTGATCGCGTATGCTTGCCCACCGTCTGGATGGTGCAGCGAGAACCTGAAGCCGTTCCATTCGACGAATGCCTGGTACTCACCCACGATCTTGATATCGGGGCGGACCATCGCGGCCATTTCGAGTATCGAATCTCCCGCGAGCGCGGACCAGGCAAAGTCGTGGTTTCCCACTATCCCGATTGTCTCGATCCCCTCGTCCGGGTATTCCTGGATCAAATACTCTTTCTGCTCTCTCATGCTGTGCAAGAAAAGCTCGTATTCCTGCCCACGATAGATGTTTTTCCCGGCCACCCAGTCGCCCGAGTGGAAAGCCTTCGTGATGCCGCGCGCCTTCAGTTCACGATAGAAGTCCCTGAGCGCGGATATCTGTTGTTTCTTCGAACCGAGATGCGTGTCCGACACCAGCCCGAACCGGCACCAGCCGTCGTCCTCGGATTTCAAGGTCGTCGTCTTTCCGCCTTTCGGGGCCATGAATTCCACAGTCTCGCCTTTCAGCTCCAGCCGCTTCCCCTCGGCGATGAGAGACTGCACGCCCTCTTTCGTGCGACGGGGAGAAGTGTCCAGCTCGTCGGCCAGCTCGGTCAGCGTGGCTACCCGGCGTTGCTTGAGTATGTCGATGATCTTCGAGGCTGGTTCTTCCGTGGGTTTTGAGGCTGGTTTTTCTTTGTGTTTCGGTTTGATACGCGTCTTCCCCGTCAGGGCATAGGTCCTGAGCCGTATGCTCTCCGAGGTCCTGGGCTGGCAAAGTTCGTCTTTCTGGAACTCGGCCGCGATCTCCGGGTACGTGAGCCCGCGGTTTCGCAGTTCGACAGCTTTCTTTTCTTCGTATTCCGTCCACGATTGATTGTTCATATCAACCTCCCTAGAAGCGCACGAGCAACAGCATAGCAAACCCTAGAGCCGCGCCGATGAGTGTCGCCACGAAGTCTAACAGCTCAGGCGTCCCTTTCTTGAGCCACCAGTCCCAGACAACCTCTTTCGTGGCCCCGGCTAGAACAGCTATCGCGAACCCAAGCCATGCGTTGCGCATTATGAATCCAAATATGAGCGCGAAGAAGAATCCGAATCCTGCATGCACTACTTTGTCCACGGTCTCACCTCCATCATTCCTTTCAAGTTCCAGCCGAACACCTTGAACTCCAATCCATCACCTTCCGCCCTGTATGCGTCAAGCTCGAACCAGTTGCCGTCGTAGCCGTGCAACGCGTCTTCGAGACAGTAAGCTATGTTGAAAACAAGCGGAGAGAGAATCGCTTTCTGCATATAGTGTTGATATTCGTGTCTGAGTACCCTGCTCGTCGTGGGAGGGTCGGTAGGGTTGATATAGATGATAGGCAACGCCCAGTGAAGACAACCGGCGGCACCGTTATGGGCGAACTCTTTCTCAATCACGACTGGTGGAGCGTTCAACATATAGAGTTGGAGCCCGGAGTTGCCGATTATGATAATTGCCAGCAAGGAAAGAAAGACTGTTAAAATAGGGTTGTGGTACAAGCTCTCCATGATGTACCTCCAAAGAGAAGAGGCCGCCCCGGCAGGTGGCCTCTTCGTATATCTACTTTTGCTCTAGCTCTTTGATTCTCGCTTCCAGTTCCTTGATCCTCTGGTCTTTCGCCTGGTTCTCCGTGACCGCTTTTGCAATCATTCTGTCCAGAGTCTCAAGGCCAAGATTCATTGTTCCCACTAGAGCCATCTTAAAGTTCTCATAGTTTCTCTTCAGGTCGTTCAAACTATTCCCTCCTATGTCAAAGTCATTTCACATTTCAGAACATCTCCATTCACATCTCGAATATAGAGATAGTATTTGCTATCCCCCGAATTTCTCCATATCCAGATGTTCGATGCCGGGCAATCTTCAGCGTCCGTCCAAGTGCTGAAAGACGGGAGTTTAGCCGTGGGCGAACCGCTCGTCCCATACCAGTACGGGATAACCTGCTCCAATGCCGAGTCGGTATAGAACCAGCCTTTAGAAGAGGCCTCGGCCTCACGGATGAACGAGAGAATCCCTCCGGCAAGATTGGCCCCCGAATTGTTGTATGCGTAGAAACCTAGCTGGACGTGCGCACCACTGGAAAGATTCGAGCCGGTCTTAGCATAGATGTTAAATCTCGCCATATTCGAGTAGTTGTCGAAACGATTCTGAAGTTCCAGATACGAATGGTACTCGTCGTCGGTAGTGTTCAGGGCGTACCCGACAGCCAACACCTGACGGTCAGGGTCGCTCCCCCACCCTGTCAGGGCTTTGAACTGAAGATAGTACCTCGTCAGGTTTCCTGCCACTTCCGTCGTGGTGTCCCCCAGGGAGATGTTCGAGTCCTCGAACTCTATAACGTTGTCTCCTGCGCCAATAACTAAATCGCCTTTGATTTTGACCTCATCGGCAGAGAGCCTGACGTAGTTCGTGCCGTCTGTTACGTAGATTCCGTCGAACGTATCGCCGACAGGGCCAACGTCAGCTCCTATCTGTATCTGAGAACCGACCTTTATCTGACGACCGACCGAAAGATCCAGAGCCACATTGATGTGGTTTGCCGTGATTGAGTTTACGGCTATGTCATCGCCCGTGGCTTGAGTCGCATAGACAGCGTTTGCAGTTGACATTTCCCTGCGATCAGAAGCATTATTCGCATAATCGGTCGCCCTGACGGCGTAGATATATTTTCGCCATTGCGGATAGTTCGGGTCGTCCGAGTCTGTTATATGATACTCGACGTCTTTGTCTACGAAGTCAGTGCCTTTCACGGCGGCAAGGAACGTCCAATTTGCACTGAAAGCGCCGCCGTCCGAGGTCTGAACCTTTCGATAAAGATAGTATTGCTCCACGTCCGAGTCATACACCTGCGACCAATCGACGTGAATCAAACCGACTCCACCGACCGCCGAGATGCTCCCGGGGATTGCCGGTGCCGTGGTGTCGTAGAGAATAGTCTCGCTGTCAGAAGTCGACCAGTCGGAACGAAGATTCTCGATATCCACAGCCCTGACCTGAACGTAAACAGTGTATGAAGTCCCCGACACCCACTGATTTGTGACCTCGATCACCAGCTCGTTGTTGTTCACGAACCCGGCGTTGTACCAAGTTGCACCATTGTCGTAGTTCCATTGCACCTCGTACCCGATCAGGTCCTCCTCGGTGTTCGCGTCCCACGTGGCCTTGACATAGCTTCTATTCTTGACCGCGAAGGCCGTGAGAGCGAGCCCCGTAGGAGTTGCCGGAGCCGAACCGTCACCGAACTGTGGTTCGTAGGGTATATTCGTTCCCGGACCGGTGATCGAACCTGGAGGCGCCGTGTACTCGAACCCGGAGGCTCTGTCGCTCCTGAGCGTGACCGTCAGATCCCTGTTGCGGTAGTCTATGTCTATCGCCCTGACCCACGCTCTGTGTGAAAGACCCGTCGAAGCATCGACGATGTTAACCTTGTCTCCGACGCTCCAGCTCAAGCCAAGTGAGAAGTCCGCGAGCGGCACGACTGCTTCGAACTTGTCGTTGCCGTTTTCGTACAACCACTTCGCCAGAGACGAAGCCCAGACCTTCGAGGAGATCAGATCGTTCGAGACCTCCCTCTCCGTGTTGAAACTACCCGCGTCGTGAATCACTTCCAGATAGTTCTCCACGACCGGCTTCCCCTCGATAACCAGCTTCGTGACGTTCTTGTCAACGCCCGAGCTGTTGTCTATCTGGAGATACATGAAGTCCGGGTACTTCAGAACGCCGGAGTCGAAGTTCGCGTCGTACACGGTCTGATTGAGTGTCAGCCCGGAGTCGAATTCTTTGGCCGCGTCAACGGTTGCGTAGTCATCTATCTCAATGGCCGGAGAGTCGAACTTCGCGCGCCACTGGTCGTCGGTGATAGCGTTGCCGTTCTCGTCCTTGCCGGTCGGCAGTCCGTCACTTGTGACCACGCCGGACCAGGTGAAGACGGGCTCTTTCTCGGTCTTGACACTGCGGTTCTTCGATTTGACAATGACTCGATCGCCCTCGCTCGGCAACCATTGAAGAGAGTCTATGTCTTTCAGTTTCGAGACTGTGATCGTGCCGACTGTGGACGTTGACCAGGTGGCCGCGAATCCTGCCCGAAATTGGAGGACCCCCGACTCGTCGAACCACATAGACCCGCCGCACGAATCGACGATCTCCTGAAGCCTATCCGTGAGTTTGTCTTTGACCGAATACAACGCGTACCCCACGACCGCCTGAGTCGTGCCGCCGGAGGTCGCAACGAGTATGCTGTCGAGGCTATGACTGCCCGAACCTATGCCTCCGCAAGTCTCCACGAGCCACGTCAGAATGTCGTCCGCGGTCGATCCGATGAACATCTTGTCGTCGCACTTGAGCTTCTGAAGCTGCTTCATCTTGTCGAACGCTTTGATTGTGACTGTTCGACCATTTCTCGTGAGAGTCGGCTTTTCTGCGTAGCCTGTAAACTGTTTCGTTGAATCTACCCACACTTCCACGAGCTGGCCTTCAATGTCGAGGTTCGAGATGGTATAGGCAAGATTCGTGTTGTCTATATCGAAGCTGCACTCGTTCGGAGAGATCCGACCGTGAAGGACGTCGTTCTTATGAACAACCGGCCCGGAGACTATCCGGGCCGATATGTCCACACTATTGAGGTTGACCTGAAAACTCATGTGGCCACCTCCAGGAACTCAAGCGTTTCTTCGTACATTGCCACGCCTTTGATCCACTTTTCTTTGTACTCGTAGTTCCCGATCAGTTTCACATTCACGGCAGACTCCGAGTCTATCTTCAAAGTCGCCGCGGTCTGCCTGTATGATTCCAGCGTGGTTCTGTCCGACTCGGTGAAGAAGAGAGGTATTTTGTATCTCTTCACCGTGCCGTCACAATAGTGATATGCCGAACCGTCGGGCGCAATGTTTATGACCTCCACCGGCTCGATCACTCTGGTTCTGTATGGGTGCTTGTATTTCTTCGGGTACACCGTGAAACTGAGAGATCCTATGTCAACTGTCATACTATCACCCTACCTGCAACTGAACGCCGCGATCGCGAAGGTTCTTGTAGATGAGATCTGCGAACCGTCGGGCGCTTTCGTCGTCTTCTGTGAGAATGTCGTTTCCCCTGAACTCGAAGTGGTAGTTGTTCGTGATGTGCTGGGAACTCCCTGCCTGGAAGACCTGCCCTGTCGTGGACTGTGGAAGCTCGATATCTTCCATCCTCTCCGGGATGGTGCGCTTCATGCTCTGCCTCTGATCCTCTGTTAGGAGAGGACTGAACAGACCACCTATGAACGGCAGAGTGCTTAACCAGGTGAAAATTCCATCGACGAACAGGACTATCTGGTCCGCGATATACGAGATCGTAGCACCGAGCCAGCCTAGAGCCTTGAAGAACGGTTGGAGAACCAGGAGGCCCTGACCGAAGAGATTGAACGTCAGGGCGAAGACTCTGCCTATGCTGACCAGCGCGTCGCCGAGAGGTTTCAAGAGGTTGATGATCGGACCTAGTATCTCCATCACACCTGTGAGAATCGTTGAGATCGGATTCAGGAGCATGTTGATAGCTTCGAGGTTCACGACCTGATTCAACAGACTCATGGCAAACATTTCACCCGCTGTGGCTAAATTGCCCACAACATCTGTGAGTCCTTCCATGCCCGGCCTCAGTTTTGCAAATACAGAGACCAGCTCGCCGGTGTTCTCGTCAACCTTGAATATCTCGGATGAGTCACCGACTATCGAGCTGCGTTCAATCTTCTTCTTGAGGTCTCCGAGAGAGTCAGAGAAACTGTCTGTCAAATTCTTGAGATATGTCATTCTTTCCGTGTACTCTCCGAGCTGGATGGTTCCTTCCATGAACTGTTTTTCAAGATCGTTCATCGCAGTATCAAGGAACGCAAGCTGTCTATTGACGTTCTCTATCTTGCCTTCACTGAGAACCTCAGAGATTTGATTGATTTTGCGATATCCCCTGAACATGGCGGTCATGAAGTCTTCTACTGTATCACCTGTATCGCTCGTAGAAAGAGTCAGACCGTCAAGCTCACTTTGCAGTTTGTTCAGATTGTCTAGCGGCGCGTCGATGTCAAGACCTATTGTTCTGAGCAAGTCTCCGAGTACGTTCTTAATCATCCCGAAGTCTTTCTTTGCGGTCTCGGCATAGTCTCCGACCACACTCATAAGGGTGTTTAGAATTGTATCCCACCATGTGAGCGGACCACCACCAATACTGCCAACGTCTATCTTCGTTGCCGTGCCTGTGGCAAACCGAGCTATTCCACCGTCTGCAAAGCCTTGAGCATTGATTGCTTTCAAGAACGGTAGCCACTTTTCGGTTGACTTCGCATTGACTACGAACTCACCGTTCGAGAGTAGGGCGGGTATTCTATCCTCTTTAGGACCGCCCGGGCCTGAGATGTAACCGCCTTCTGCTTTCCCAGGTATCGGCACAACTATCTGTCTCATGTTCTCGATCATTTGAGCCGTTGCTGCAAGATCATCTGCTGCATCGAGTATCGCATTTGATGACGCCTCAAGGGCATGAGCATATTCGAGCACGGCCATATAGTAGCTCTGTTCAAGTTCGCCCATCTGATTGAGTTCGACTTTCGTCGGGAATGTATTGTAAAAATTTCCGAGTGCTTCATCCACAGTGATGAGCCACGTTGCAAGATTGTCTGCGGGTCTGTCAAGAGTCTGATCGAGCTTTTCAAGTGCGCCGATAGTCTTCTCCATCTTCTCAGATACAGGAAGATCGACGAATTCAGGGAACAGGACAGCGTCCACAAGATCTTTCACAACATTTCCTATGCTGTCAACAAACTTTTCAACTTTGACGAGCATGAGAAGCTCGAATGTCAGCACCCCCGCGCTCGGACTGCCGAGAAACGCTCCTATCCCCATACCCACGGCAAGGGCGGCAACGAACCTTGCCCCTATGTCCTGCCACTCGGCCTCGCCTGTTGAAAGATCCTGCGCAACTTTTAACGCAACCATCACACCGAACGTCCCGAAAGTGAGAGGCTTCAATCCCGCGAAACCCATTGCAGCAACAAGAAATGGGGTAAGTGTAGCAATTGGAGTCATGAGCCACTTTGCAGTGAAAAACAAAGGAATTGCAGTCCCAGCAACTTGGCCAACTTCTTTTGAGCCTGTCATTTCTGCAATTACTCCAGCAAGCGCACTCTGAATTATGTCAAGAAGATTGAGGCCCGCTTTGATTCCAGCACCTATGAACTCACCCAATTTTACGCCAAACGAAGCCGTGGTTTCATAGAGTTTTATATCCTCTGCGCTCATTTCTACGCCTTCCACAGCCCTACGAAGGACTGCTCCTACATCTTGAAGCCATTCGGTTGCGGCCCCTATCCCTTGTTTGACCCAATCAACTAGCCAAGTCGCACCAGAGACTGCACCCGAGAGGATCACTTTAATGTCATCCCCGAGGTTTACTTTCATCTCTCCGGCTTCGCTCATACCGATCTGCTTTCGTACCCAGTCGGCAAATGTATGTACCGGACCTTCCGCAAACCATGTAAGACCATCCCACGCGGCAGAGCCAATAGAGCCGAAGCCCCGGACTAACAAGTCTTTCCAGGTGACTTCGACCTCATCATCTATGCCCGATGATTTCTTTATTCTGTTTTTCAGGTCCTCAATGAAAGTGCTCTGTGTGACTTTCGTCCAGAGCCACTTGACGGCTTCCCACTTCATTGAGAATACCTTCGCGACTCCCTTTGCGAATACTCCTATATCTCCAATATCAAAACCCGAGTTATCGTCTCCGTTTACTTCAACATTTATTTTCGGTCGGATCTGATCTGCGAGCCAGTCGAGCCCGAATGAAGCCTTCTCAGTGAGCCAGACAAAGCCCCTCCACTGCCACGATGCAATGTTAGCTATCGCACTCACAACTACATCCACGATGCCCTGATCTACTTTCTGTTCATCGTCAGCACCGAGATCAATCTTTGGGAGTTTGTCGTCTATCCACTTCACACCTTCCCAGATTGCCGTGCCTGTTACTTTCGCAACATTGAGAATGATGTCAACCGGTGTGGTGCCTAGCTGCTCTTCAGTCCACTTCTTGAGCGCTTCGTATCCGAGAATTATCGTTTCTCCGGTCCATTTCAAACCGAGCCAGCCTAGACCTCCGAAGACTTTGGCAACTTCGATCAGGATATTTGATGTCGCTCCATACTTGTCAAGGCCAAGCTCCGAATAGACCCAGTTTCTGAGAGTGTCAAAACCTATCGCAATCTGTGAACCTACCCATTTGAGACCTAGCCAGCTAACGCCACCGATTACCTTTCCAACTTCAACCGTAGTCTCAATCACAGCAGGGAGGACATTGTCCTTAGCCCACACAGCAACATCATATGACCATTCACCGAGTTTTACCAACCCTTGCCAGGCTACCCCGCCAAACAGTTTAGCAACTTCGATTGTGAGTTCAAAGCCTGTTTCTAGCCCTTCGGAAGCCCAATCATAGACTTCTTTGGCACCAATAGCAACCTTCTGGCCTACCCATTTCAAGCCATCCCACGCTGCCGTGCCAACTACTCTGACCATATCAAGGAAGATTTCAGGGAGCGTTGCGGTTTCTGGGAGATCAAGTTGATCTCTCACCCAACCTTCTATCACTTTGATACCGAGAACTATCTTTTCTCCAACCCACTTGAGACCAGACCATATGATAGAGCCGAAGACTTTTGCAATCTGTATTGTTTGTTCAAAGCCTGTATCTATTTCACTTTCTGCAAAGTCTTTGATAAGAACCGCAAGATTAACTGCTTTTTCACCTATCCATTTTAAGCCGGACCAAATCACCGAACCAAACACTGATGCAACGTTGATAACAGTCTCAATACCAAGCGGTACATATTTAAGAGCAAAATCATAAATCATCTGTGCAGTAACTATTGCTTTCTCTCCGGCCCATTTGAGCCCTTTCCAAACCATACCACCGAAGACTTTAGCTGCATTGATTACAACCTCTATTTCATCTCCAAATTGAGATTTTACCCAGTCAAAGACTATTTGCGTACCTAGCGCGATTTTTTCTCCTACCCATGTAAGACCATCCCAGACAACACCGCCCGCAATCTTTGCGGCATCAACGACGATCTCAAGCGGGGACTTCCCAAGTGCAAGCTCTTCGAGCACCCAGTCTTTGATAGTTTCGTATGTGACGGCTATCTTTTCTCCAGCCCACTTCACGCCTTCCCAAACCAGAGATATAGCCCATGTGGAGGCTGAGACGAGACCGTCTTTGAGTTTTATAAATATAGGCTCAATCACTTTCCAAACGTGTTCAACCGTCCCCTGAATCCCGAACCAGTCGTGATCCCATGCAACACGAAGGGTGTACAAACCAGCAATTAAGAGTGTGGGCCACGAGAATATCGTCTTGAACACGCCTACAATCAGATGACCACCAGCCACAACTATCTGTGAGAGCAAGCTCCATGCAGTGCCAGCAACCTTGAGCGTCAGGAACGCAGCACCTACACCTACAACAGCCTTGCCGAACGGCCCGAGTTCTTCGTATCCTGCCTTGATCGTGTCTTTTAGTGTCTTGAGAATGTCGGTCGGTTTCTCGATCTTCGAGCTGAAGCCTTCCATCCAGTCAGCGGCTTTTTGAATCAAGGGGTTGAACGACTTGCCCAGGACCTCCCCGACATCTCCAAGCGCGGACCAGAATCTCTTCATCGCCACCTGCGTTGTGCCTGAAAGCTGCTCGGCAAAGCCGTCATACTTCTGAATCACGAGGTCGATTGCTGCACCACTCTTCAATTGTTCTTGCGTCAGTTCTCTGAGAAACGGGAGAGCTTCTCCAAGTTCACCCGTCAATCCCGCCTGAGTCTTTGCCAGGTTCTTCATGGCGCTGTTCAGATCCATCCCCGTCACCTGCGAGAGGAGGGCCGCCGCGGTCGTGGCGTTCTCGATCTTCTCCTCCGTGATTCCGAGCGAGAGGCCCAGAGCCGCGACGGATTGGTACGTCTCGTTCCCTATGCCCGTGAGGTGCTGGAGATTGCCCGACAGTTTTGTGACCCTGTCGTATGTACCCTGCGCGTCTCTCGTGAACCTCTGCGCGGCGATGGAGAGTTTCATCATCGCTTGCTCCTGCTCGCCCCACAACTCGATAGACTTCTTCAGTGTGGCGACGACAGAGACGGTCCCGAAGACTCCCATAAGCGTTCTGCCAATATTCTTGATTGTATTATCAAACGAGGCAGCCTGAGTCTGCATCGTCTTGATTCCGTCTGTGAACGGCCTCGAGTTCAGGCCAACATCAAAATTCAGTCCTTCGAAAGCCATAGTCATCACTCCAAAAGAAAGGAGCGCTCAATCAAGAACGCTCCCTCTATTCTGGCTTGCCTGTTTTGCCCTCTCCGCTTCGCGCCTTTCGAGCATCGAGATTCCCGTCATTCCGTAGAGATAGACCAGCTGGTCCTCTCGTTTCAGGTCTCTCCACTCCTCGAGCGTGAGGCCAAACTTCTGTATGCAGAGCATCACTTTCAGAGCTTCAGGGACATACTCCTCTTCGTACTCGAATCTGTCCCAGTCATACCAGTCACGTACCCGGTATTCTAGCTCTTGCTGGGCAAAAAATCCAGCGCCTTGATATCACTCCCGATTTTGTTGAGCTGATTTGCGGTGAAGCCCAGATCTTTGAGAGCCTCCTGAAACTCTTCTATCTTCTCGATCCCGAACTCCTCGACCATATCGAGACAGATCATGATCATGAGTATCGAGATATCGCTGCTTCGCTTCTCGACTGCTTTGCGGTATTCTCCGTCGGTGTAGTCATATACCATGCCCCAGGCATAGTTCGGGTCGTTCTTCGCCTGCTCGATCGAGAGCCCTTCGTCGATGAACTCTTTCCCGTTGTTCTTGTTTATGAGCCGCATCGTTTTTGGGGCCTCGGGAACGGGGAACTTATCTTGATATTGTTTCAGCACAGGGTGATCCCCGAGAGGATAGATTTCAATTCTCGGATACTCAACGACCATCTCGCCCTCTTCGTTCATGCGCGTGACCTTGATTTCCGAGTATCCGTGAGATCTGAAGTATCCCTTCTTGCCGGGATCCTTCATCATCTCTTTGAGATTAAACTTTTCTGCTTTTTGAACGTCCGTCTTTGGCTTGTTGCTCAAATCTTTTCCCTCCTTTTCTGATCTGCTTCCACGCTATTCTTGCGAGCTTTTCCGGGTACTCGCCCCAGGCCAGCTCGTCGTTTTCTATCGAATTCGTTCTCGCCTTGATGGTCTGCGCGAAAGTCGCACACGCATAGACCTGTTCCCACTGATCGAAGAGCGCCCACGCTTGAGCGAGAGCCACCCACGATTCACGGAGCCAGGGACACTCGGCCACAGACTTCAGCATCCATTCAATGACTTCTCCCGCATCGACTGTCTTGTCTTGCTTGTGTCTCTGCATGAGAGCCTGCGAGATATACCGCATTGAGAGCGCCCGGAGCTGTTCAATAACGAGCGTGTTCTCGCCTTCCTTGATCTCTTTGGTGAGGTCGAGGTGCCTCTTGGCCTCTTCGATGGCCTCTTCAAATCTGTTATGCATCATCAGTTCTCTCGCACGAAGCCATGAAAGACGTTGATCTGTGGGATCTTCGGAGACGGCCTTGTCGATGAGTTTCTGATACTCTCTAGGTTTCGAGAGATCCTGATAATGCCAGCTGTGAATGTCTTCGCAATAAACTTCCAGAGTCTCGCCATTCCCATGCCATACCAAGATTTCGTGAATGGGAGACTCCCAGTGATAACCGTGTCTGACGTGAATCTTCCACTGGTACATTGAAGTCTTTGGTTTCGTGCATTTCTCATCGAACCAGCTGAACACGAACGGCCAGCGAACGAGAGTGGCCTGCGGGTAAAGCCGAAAGATTCTCTCGACCTTCTCTCTCCAGCCCTTCTCCATTACTTCGTCTAAATCAATGCACAAACATACGTCGAAGTCTTCAGGTACATTCTCAAGAGAGATGTTTCTGGCTACATCGAATCGCCACGGTTCGATCTCTGCATGAAAGACATTGACCCCACGTTCTTTGAGAAGTTCAACCGTGTTGTCGGTCGAACCGGTGTCTGTAACAAAAACTCCATCCGCTTCAGCGATGGAGTCATACCATCGAGGCACGTGTTTAGCCTCGTTCTTTGCGATCGCGTAAACTGCGACCTTCAAGTTATCCCCTCCCTGAGTGTTACACGTCGTCGTTCCTTTCTATCTCGATCAATGCGACCGTTCCGGTGTAGTACGCCGTGCCATCTGGTGCGCGCAAAGCCTGATTAAATTGGCAACGCTGCTCACCCGCGGTGTCGGCAAAGACCACATAGAACCTGCCCTGATACTGTGAACCATCTTCCCGGTACATCGGGAATGTGAGAGTCATCGGGTTTGCGACGGTCGGCTTCGCTTTCAGGAAGTCGTAGAGCTTCGAGACTTCTCTCTGGGTGGCCACTCCGTTCTCATCCCATGTGAGCAAGAAGTATTGAAACGTCGAACCTTGCTCGGTGTCCCACTTGTCAACGATTTCGCCTGATTCCGCGTCTGTCTCGGTTGGAGCGTTCGGAGAATAGAGCCAGTTCTCGTAGTCTTTAGGTTTGAGCTGTATCACTTCACCGCCGTATTCGAGGCTAATCATAGAGATCACCACACTTTATCGTGATTGATTCAGTTCCGTTCAGGTAATCCAGAGAAGCGTCGGGGTCGATATGACAGACTCCGAGGTATTCGTTGCTTGAGTCTCTTGAGTTCGAAACTTTGAGCCTGAATTTCTTGTCTCTGTATTCTTCCAGCACATTGTCCTGAGACTCGATCAAATCTTTGTTGACTGTGACCGTGTACGTCTTGTTACCCGCGACTTTGAGCGGTGCACCGTCAACGTTGACGTAGCCTGTCTTTTCTTCGTTCTCTGTGACTGTGAGATCTACCAGAGCGGGTACTGTTTCGACGGTTCCTGAGGCTTCGAGATATTCCAAATACGTCAAAGGTTCCTGATACTTGACCGCAAGACTATATTCAACCTCAACCAACGCTTTGCGGCGTGGGGCAGTCGTAAATGTAACCTTAGTAGTAGTCACGGTTACATCTGTATCTTCAAGACCATTTACAAATGCCTTAATGCTTGCAGTTCCATTCGGGGTTTCAGTGAGTGTAAATTCGGTTGTATATCCATCACCAACAAAAACATCGACCTGTTTGGCTTGATGAAGGTCTAGCATTACGCCGTCTTTATCAGTAGCAAAACCAACACCCGCACCAATTTCTGTGGTTTCAGGAATTAGAAGCATATACAGAACTTCATGGTCTCCATCCGCGATGGTTGCTGTGCAGGTGGTGCCAGATACGACTCCTGCCACACCACCCGTGACTTCACAATCGCCTTTTCCGACTTTTGAGAGCGTTGCGGTGTTGCTGGCAAAAGTAACGGTTTCTTTGTGCCAGCGTCTCAGCAACTTCCAACCATTGTCATAGTATATTTCATCTCTTGCTTCTGAATTGCCGTAAAGCTCATAGTCCAAATACATTGAATCATTCATAGATTCACCTCCGGTAGAGGTTCAAGATATTTGCGTTAATAAACAAAAACAGCCTATTGTAGGCTGCTTCGTTTGTTTTTTTTACACTTTACGTCATTATGCGGTAAGACGAGTAATTATTCAGATTCCAATAGAAAGGCCCTGCATTCGAGCTGTTATTCCAATTGCTGCCCTGTTGAAAGCAGGTTCCTTCAATCACAGACCAAACTTGTATGTTAATGTACCAAAATTGTTACAAACCGCGGAAAACCATTAAACCGTAGGAACAAAACAGGCGCGCGCCCCGACGTTCCGATGCCGATAAGCAAACGAATAATACAGATGCCAATAGAAAGGCCCCGCATGCGAGCCGTCAATCCAACGGCCGCCCCGTAGAAAGCAGTTCGTAGTATAAGCTGCCGGAGTATATAGATAGTCACACACATACTTGCTTGCAGACGGAACATCGGTTTGAACGCTTTTTGGCAGGAACAGACCTTTCGAGTCCTGAGTCCAGTAAAAGTCTTTCAGATAACCGTTTGTCAATGGAGGTGAACACGGTATTTGTGTGTATCCACTTAGGGTATCGTTGTAAGGTCTATCTGGAGCTACATAAAACCCATCAGACTTTATACCACCACCGTCTGTGAACTCCCACATATTACCCCACCAGTTTTCAAGTCCGAATAGCGAGACTGCTTCAAGGTTGGTTCCTCCTGTGTCCACAGCTCCTAGTAGTGCTGTTGCACCAGTCAATTCAGATTCGTTCCCTGTTCCAGATGCTTTTCCGGTTATGCCCTGCCCCACTGTCGTTTGAGCGTCGAAATCAGCATATTTAATTAGATATAGCAGATTCACCATTCCGGCCTGTTTTAGGTCAACTATCCCCCATCCGGTGCCTCTGTTCTCTGCCATAGTTCTAAACTCCGGTAGAGTCTGGTTGGTTTTTGGCTTTCTTCCAGAGACAGAGCGCAACATATGGTCTGGAAGGTCGAGAGTAGCTATCTGTATAGGAGCCGAACCGTCTGACGCATCCTCTATCCATGAAC